AACTACACCCGGTGGAGAAAGAGCTACTTTTAGCACAATTACCCACTTCAAAGGATGGAAGGCACTGGCGCTGAGCCGGGCCCTACACCCGAACCCCAAGCCCGGGAACCTCCTCCTCAGGGCGCTGCGACTCGTGCCCAACAAGAGATTGGCGCGGAAGACCGGCGCCAATGCACTGAACCGTTTGTTGCGTACAGCGGTGCAGTCGGGCCGCTCTCAGCCGCAGAAGAAAGGCTGTACAAAGAGGCGTCTGACTCTCTTGTCAACTACTCAGAGCGGCTCGTCGAGGCGCGTGACCTTCGTCTGCCCTTCGAAGTCCGGGGCTCGGAAGCCGCCGACCTTCAAGAAGGCCTAGAGGAGCCAAGTCTATGGACCAGGCTCATGCGGTGCATCAGGGGCTACCATCGCCCACGGTCCTTTGAGGACATCTTTTCTCCGAAAGGTGAGGATGCCCTCGGTATCGTTTCGCAGCGCGAACTGCGCACCTTTCGCGCTGAGCGGTCTGCCTTGGCGGACCGTCTCATCCGATCACGTACCTTGTATCACAATGGGTGCGTTCAGAGTCAGATGAAGTTGCCTCCACAGAATGCCGTCCAGAAAGAGAACGGTGATGTGAAGGTTGATGCGAAGACACGCTTTGAACGCGCGGCCCAGAACTACGAGCCGCCCACCGACGCCGAGATTGCCAAGAGCTTGCCGAAGCGCACGACGTCGAACACCCATCCGAGACTGGCTGCGGCTCGTTACCATCATATAGGCAAGCTAAGAAAGCTGGCTGATGGCCTCAATTACGAGCAGTTTGACCCGTTCATTTCGTCCAACAACCGTGACAGTTCGGCTTACGGGGCCAGGCCTGTTCACCAATTGAAGGACTTGGCTAACGCACCAGTTCCTCGCGTCGAGGATGCTGATGGCACGAAGACTGCTAAACGTGTTGTTACCCTGGTGGACTGTCTCACCTATGCTCATTCCCTTCGAGAGTACTCAGGGGATGAAATCATCGCCTGGACGAGTTACTATCCGGGCCTCGCCGGCAAAACCGACGAGAGTGTATACTACGCCGACTCGGAATCAACATTCACCGAGATCATCGGCCAGGACGCAGTTGTCGGCACCTGGAAGGGTCAGCTGGCATGGGATTTCACTTGCAATGACATTGTCTACATCGAGAATCTGGATGGGAGTGCTTTTACGGTCTACAAGGTTTACCGTTACCCCCACCCGGAGTTGCTCAAACAGACGGTGTTCTTTTGTGCTATTCAGACCGTAAATTTGCCATATGCCGTCGTTGATCTTCTGACGCTATGGACAAAGGGGCACAAACTTAGCTCCAGCGGCATTGGCACACCTCATCCAGCAAAGAACGTCAAGCTGGTTCCTCGTGACCCATCTCGTCCATTCACCCAAGACATTCTTGTGATGACTGCCGGCACCCCTTTGGCGCCGACGGTCTCAGTCAAGTACAAGAATGCCGTTGGGCCAGACTCAGCCGTAACCATGTCAATTGACACGTACCACTGGATCAAATACCAGCATTCGTGCAACGGGCGTGGTCTGACAACGCACGAGGCGGTCAAACGCCTAGAATTGTACGCCGACCAGGACAAGGGCGTGCACGTGCAACGTTCGGCAGCGTATTGCGAGCTGTTACGGACTGTCGCCTGGTGGGGCGACCTGCCGTGCGTGATATACTATGACACACGCACTATGGATGAAGTACCGACCGAGGCGCCTGTTGAGGCTGAAACCGCAAAGGCTGTTATGGCTGCACCCAAGATCACGAGCAACATGCCGTGTGTGCTGGCCAAGACCCCCGAAGCGATGGAGGCCTACAAGCGTGAGAAGATGGTCGGGCTTGTCAACGACACCGTACCCACATCAGATTGGGAAAACATTGCGGCTTTGTGCGTAAAGCACTACGTCGATGGCACTGGCAATGAGTCAGGCATCAAGAAGGGTACCTTGCAATTGATCGACAGAGCCAAATTCGCCGACAGCAGGACCCGCGCAGCGCAAGTGGCAAGGAAGGAGGCATACGGTATAGGCCCATCCCCTCCGGAGCCTGGCCGCGTCGAGAACAAGATAGAGGCTGCACACAAGACTGCAGCTTGCCCAAGAGGCGTTCAGAACCCCGATTACGACATATCGGAGTTGTCTGGCGTCCTGGCCAAGAGTTTCGAACCGGTCATTTCTCAGCTTGCGCATTACCACCCTGGGCTCCAGCCTCACAAGATCGCAAAGGCGATGAGGTGCACTTTTGAGAAAAGTGTAGAGCACCAGAACACGTACGAAGGCGGTGGTCTCCGAAGCGTCGATTACACCGCCGCTGACGAGAAACACTGCAAGCTGTCTAACAAAATTCTCCGTGCAATGATTGAATACTACTTCACGGAGGAAGACGTTCAGGAAGCACTCTGGATCTACGATCTGTGCTTCCACATGCGTTTGAAAGTTGGCAGCTCCACCATGTCC